ATGTCTAGTTTGGATCGAAGCCATGCGTCTGAGTCCCACCAACCTGTTGGTGTAAGGTTCTCAGTCAGCACCAACTCATGCTCGATCAGCAGTTCGCCGCCTTCAGAGATTCGTTCTACCGATGCGCACAATGGCTCGTAGTTTGCGATCTCCTGCGGCAGCGCTGCGTTCTCCTTCAGACGCACCTCAAGATATTGGTGGATGCGTTCCCCATGTTTGCTCGCTTCACCACCCTCATCGACCACATCCTTCAGCACCCGCTGACGGAAGTATCTGTAGGGGCAGTTCTCGTACAGTTTGATTGAACTGTAGGAATGACTCAGTTTCATATTGTCAGCGGTGGGACTTCCACCGCCCTTATTCATTTGGAGATTGGAGTATATCAGGTTTCACCGTAGTTGTCAGCAACCCCTGATTCACAGGCGATTGGTAAATCAGGACACCAGAGTGGTGGTGTGGACATAATCTCCACAAGAAGTTGCTCTGCGTCTGTCGCCTCTGACTCCGGTGCGGTGATGATGACCTCATCGTGAACTTGGAAAGCAACATGGTAGCGTTGCCCGATCTTCGCCATCTGTTCTGCAATGACGATACGAGCCAATGCCTGAATCAAATTCTCTGTGACCTTGCCGCCGTAGATTTTTGTCCAGTTAATTTCCTTGACCTCGCCAGTCATCACCCTCGCCTCAATTGCCTTCTTAAACTCTCGGGCATCTGCGATGTAGTAGAACTGGTTGCCGTCTGTACGCAAGGCAGGGTAGCGTATGCGCAGGGTGTTGGGCAGTATGATGCCGTCGCTATCATAGGGAATCCAATCAACGATCTCGCCGCTGACTTGTGCCACCATGTTGTTGAGCGCGTTGCCGCACTTCTGCCACAGTTGCACGATCTTCCAATTCTTTGCTCGGTACAGACGCACAATCCTGTCGGCTTCGTTGAGGTCGATCTTCACAGAGATACCGCCCTGTCCGATCTCAAGGGTGCGCCTGAACTTCTCAGCACCCATGCCGTAACCTAAGCCAAGTATGCAGGTCTTACCTACGAACCGCTCGACCTTATCTGCCTTGGTTATCTTGCGACCATAGACCTCGGTGGCGAACTCAGAGTACACATCCCGCCCCTCCGCGAACGCTTGGATTAAGTCCTCTTGCCCTGCGACATGGGCAACCATGCGGGCCTCGATCTGTGAACTATCACAGGCAATGATCTTGTGGTTTGGTGGTGCTTTGAGTGCGCGTCGGATGGAGTTGTTGCCACGAGCAGGTAGGTTCTGTAGGTTGAGTTTGTCCCCGCCGCTGAACCGACCAGTGTGTGCGCCGTAGTAGTTGAGCATGATGGGCAAGCGACCACGCTTTGCCACCCCGAGCAGTGCTTCTGTTCGGGTTTCTTCGATGGTTGATTTGACTCCAAGCCGAGCGGATACCGCAGTCTGCACACGCTCATCAGGATGTTCCAGTAAGTCGGTGAACTCTTTGTCGGTCTTGGAAAAGGCAAAGGCTTCCTTGCCTGTGCGTAGGCTTACCTTTGTGGGAGGGGTGACGCCAAGATTCTGTAGGTACTTGGCGAATATCTGATTGCTCATCAGGGTCTTGGTGATTGTCTCGTCGGCAATACCTGTCAGCCCCATGTCGTCTAACAACTTCTTCTTGTTTAGTTTGACTTGGTTCAGGTGCGCTAGTAGTACCCCACTATCCAGTTCAATGACTGGCTCGGTGTACATGCGTAGGGTTTGGTCGATGACCATGAGTTCGGATACAGGGAATCCCTTGCTCAGTTTCTTGAACAAGTTGTAGGTCAACTCCACATCGTTGATGCAGTACTCACCATAACTAGCAAGTTCTTGTGGTGTGAAATCCTCTCGATGCTTGCCGACGGCATTGAGAACTTCAGTCCCCTTCTGTCCTAATCCGTAGTAATTTGCTAGGGCTTTCAGGCTACCACCCACAGTCATGTTGTGGAGTGGTCGTGCCATGCTCAGGGTATCGAGCCACAGTTTCGGTTTGATTCCGAAATGCCATGAGAGTATCGCACCATCGAACGCGGTGTGATGGCAGAGGATTGCCTTGTCTCGGTAGTCAAGACTGTTGAGGAACTTACCTACATTCTCACCCGAGTACCAGTCGATTTGGTAGTTGTTGACCTTGACGCCCACACCAATAACCTCAAACTGCGGGCTACGGATGTAGGCTTCGGTGGTCATCTTCGACAGAGAGAACTCCCTGTCGTAGTAGGTTTCAAAATCGATTGTTACTATGTCCATATTTTTTTCATTGCATCTCGGTAATCAAACCGCTCCGCAAAGCAGTCCTCTATACACACATCCTCGGGTGTCCATGCTTCCACAACATCGTTGTAGATATACATCTTTCTCGGAACGCGCAGGTTGTTGTTGACAAACTGCCGCCCCTTATCTGTGATGCGCCACATACCCGAGTGCTTTATCTTCGGGTCGGTGTTGGGTCTACGCTCTACCAATTCCCAATGCTTAGTTGTTGGTAGTTGATTAGACCGCAACACTTCCCTCGGAGCAGTGATGGGTACATCCACCCATCCGTCTCGATCACCATTTTGTTTGGACAACCATATCAAACTCTTTGCCATAGTCGCATTGAGATTGACGCGGTAAACGATTCCAAACCTGTCGCACACAGGACACACCCCACCTTCATCGTGGATTGTCCTATGCCATGCTTCTCGCAGTTCGTCTGTGTCCATCAGATTCCAGTTGTTGTATGTGCCATAGGTATAGACGACGAGACTCAACCAACAACTCGCGGGTCAGCGGCAGGTTATCTTCGTACCGCTTCTCCACGATGTTGTCGTGTATCTGCTTGTTGAGTTTGTCGATCCGCAACAGGATGGTTGCGTAGTCAAAAAACTCGGTGTCAGTCACCCATCACCTCGATCATCTTGTCGATATAGTGGCGGGCTTTCTTTACATCTATCACCCCACCTTTGACACTACACCGAGCAAGATATTTGATAGCGTTACCCTGCAAAAACCCAACGAACTGCTCCTTGGTCATCCATGATTCCATCGCTGACCATGGTTGGATGCTCATGTTCTTGTAGTGATCGCCACCCACCTGCCGCAGATCAGGCTTTATCTCGTTGTTGATCTTGTACACCACAGGCACTTGTGTTACGGCATCTGTGATCTGACTGTTCACTTCCTTACGGACAGCATACACCACAGGCATGGCACACTTAAACTTTGCACCAACTTCTTTGGGTGTGGCGGTTGGGTTCTTCTCGAAATACCTACGAACCTTCGCTGAAATACTCATCTTCTTTCTCATTGCTTTCTCCTAAGTTAAAAAGGTGCTTCTTCTAGCGCATCGAGCATGGCTTTCTTCTCTTGCTCTGCGTTCTTCTTAAACCAAAGGACAACAAGTTGTCGTTCCTCGGGTGTCTTGAATGGGCTGTTCCATCTCTGCATGGTCATGCCCGATGGGTGCATCTCACTTCTCACCTCGTTGTCTCCTTTCATAAATTTTATGTTGCTCCCCTACCCACAACCTAGCACAGACAATCTCCAACTCATCGCTTGGCTCTCGGGTATCGAGTGCTGACTTCCATCCGTTAGCGTAGCCATCGAGAGAACCTAGGTAGTACGCCCTCTCATACACTGCTAACATCGTGCCGCCGAATACACCGACAATCAATACTACTACTGCAACATGCTTGACTACATTGGGGTTGATACTTATCTTCACCAGTCACCTCCTCGTGGTAGGTCAAGCCCCAAGTCTTTGAAGTCCTCATCAGAACTTCCTTCATCCATATCCATGAACATAGACTTTGTTGGGGTGTGTTTAACGACAACTTCCTTCTCCTTCTTCGGTACGCGACCGCCATGTATTGCCTTCATCAATCTGTCGGCGGCTTGATTTACTGTTACTTTCTTTGTGGTCTTTGGCTTAGGCGTTGGTAGTGATGGGGCATCAACCCATTGCTCGTTCGTGATGCCCCTGACACCACACTCACACCGCCATCGCCGCACCTTGGTCTGCTCTGCCTCTCTCCATCTCGTGTCGAGACACCGCATTGTCTGCTTGCACTTCGGACACTTCATCAAAGACTCCGAATAGTTTTCTTAGGTCGATACTGTGGGTGTTACATATCTCATTCACGATGGGCGGTACATCAGCAGAAACAATGGCATTAGGTTTGTACCAATGCCCATGCCATATAGCATGTGCCGCAATACCACGCAGTAGTTCAATGGGATACTCGTTGTTCTTGATCGAAGTGTATAACAGATTCAACCAAGTTGTGTTAGACCAATCAGGTATTCCTCGGTTGCCATCTTTCTTACTTTGCTCAAGCATATCGTCAAATGCTCTGACCCTTGCTCGTGCCTTGATGCCGTACTTGAACTTGCGTAGTGCAGACAACCACTGCTTACGCGCATCCGTGTTGACAGAAGATAGTATGTCGGGTCGGTAGTTAGTGCACTTACCTGTATTGAGATCGAACTGTATTCCCTCAAAGTACTCAGGTGCGTTGCCCCGCATGTGTTCCCAACTGATATAGGTTCTATCTTCAACTGGTTTAGTCGGTATCGCACAGACATGATCGACCCTATACCTACCTGTACCAACGCGTTGCCACATGAATGGGATTGCCGCATACAGACTTGCGGCTAGGGTGTGAGCACACATACTCCTGATCGTGTGCGGTGTACTGGTAAAGGTAAACTTGTTGTCAGGTGAGAAGTAACCGATCTCCACACCCTGCTCGTTACCAAAGTACAGGTGAATGTTGGCGTCACGCATATACAACCTGCCCCATGATCGGAAGGGCTTGCCCTTCGATGGGTTCTTTGCAGTCTTGACTAGTGCCAAGGCATCTTCATAGGTGCGGACTTGCGCCTTCAACCACCACTGTCTACTAACCATGTCACTGAAGTGCATATATGTTTCCTTATCGTGTGATCTTATTGGCAACAACGGCGGCAGTCAATGCACCAAGGTCTACCTGTACATCAACCTCTTTCTTGGTGCGCTCCACTATTTCGCGGTGCTTCTCCTTGTACTTTTGAGGAATCAAATCCCACAGTGGAGGCCACATCTTTAGGGCAGGTGAGAGAGTAGCGTGTGCATCGATGATCTTCTTAACCTGAGCGACAAACTCATCGCGCTTTTTAGCCACCGCATCGCATCGCTCACGCCATGCAACAACCTCTGCCTTCAACTCAGCCCATGCAGGATGATCTCTGAGGATGATATCGGCACTGTTGTAACTACTGTTGGACTTAGCGTACTCAGTATCGGCAAATTTAGGAGGCCAAGGCTTAGGTGTAGCGAGGGTAAAGCGCAGACTACATCGCATATCTCCAACCTTACTGATCTCCATCTGCTCAACCATAGACAAGAACTCCTGCGGTACTGCGTTTAATACCGCAACATGTTGCCCATACAACACCTCATAAACCCTCTCACCCCATACAGTAGGGTCAGGGCGAGAGTCTTGCGCCGCTTGCAATTGCTTGTCGAATACTAGCCGAGCATTGCGCACAATCTCCTCTTGCAATTCCTTACTGAATCTTACTGTTGCCATGTTCTTCTCCTTCGTTAAGTTCGTTGGCTTCAATCGCTTCCCATACTGCCTCGTCACTGGTCAGATGGTCATAGTCCCGCTCTAACTCTCGGTACAACTCCCGCATGTGCCGCCTGAATATCTCTTTACTGGCATCCGTAAACTCCTCCATCTCGTAACTGCGTGCCTCATCCCACGCCTCAACGATCTGCTCGTGGAAGTCTGTCGTGATAGGTAAGATATAGGCAAAGATATCGCTGTCTATATTGAAAGCAACACAGTTCTCGTGGTAGTAGTGCCCGCAATGCCGACAATGAAACTTCACATCACCACCATGCTCTAACAACTTGCGTATCATCGGGTACTCATCAGGCTTGAAGTTCACCTCCACGAACTTCTTGGTGTCCTTGATGAATCCCTCAAAACATGCACCATCACCTTGGCTACAGAACCCTGAGAAGTGTATGTCCGTAACCAAGATACCCTGCTCTAACATCCGCTCCCCAAACTCATCGTAGGTGTGATCCCACCATGCACCACACTCGACATTGAAGTAGCGGTACTTCTCAATGAGTTGCGCCTTGTCCATCACATCAACACCACTTCACCGAATGGTGCTTCGTTCTCGTGTGTGGATACCCACAGTACTGGATACTCAGGCTGATCTCCGAAGTCATCGCAGTACAAGTCAGTCAGAAAGACACAGGCAACTGGCTCGATGTTGTTGGTTGCGAGATACTCAAAGACGGGGCTGAAGGCAGTACCGCCGCCACCATGGGGTGCAAATTGAAGTTCATCATCACGCCCAAACCGATCGTAGTGGCAGACTTCGCTATCAAAATAAACAACATGAATCGCACTGGGGTTCCCTTCTTCTTTAACGGCACGAATCTCTGCCGCGAACTGGTTGAGTTCCGCTTCACCGATAGACCCTGAGCAGTCAATCGCAAAGGCAATCTCGCCGAGCCGCTCACCATTGGCAGTGGGCAAGTACAATCCTTGCGACAGGAAGCGGCGGTTAGGTCTAGCGAATGAGCGGGTATCGTCTTTACACTTCTCGATGAAGCGGCGTAGCACATCACGCCAATCAACCTTGGGTTGCAATATCTCACCGACAAACCGCTCGATACTGGCAGACAACTTGCCCATCATCTTCGCCGCTTGAGCGGCCTGTGCTACTCGCACCTTCCACTCGGCGGCTTCCTGTGCCTGTTCAGCAGGACTACCATCACCATCTTGGCAGTCATCAAGCGGGTCGCCACCGCCACTTCCATCATCGTCAGGCAGGATGTTGTAGATGCCATCAGTTGTACCGCCACCTGCTTGGTGCAGTTGAGGGTCTAGCAGACCGCCTTCAATCATCTTGCCAATGCCTTCGTCAGTCAGCAGTTGGTTAATCACATAGTCACCTGCCTGATTCCACTTGCGTGGGTCACGCCCTCCTCGTCTGAAGGGATGCTCAAGCATGGGGTGAAAGCACTCGTGTGCTACCAAGAACTTTACTTCCTCGTCAGTTAACGCCTCGACAAAGCGAGGGTTGTAGACAATGTGCTTGCCGTTGGTTGCCGCCGTAGGTATCTCATCGTTGAACTCAAAGGGCATGTTCAAAGCGATCGTACCCACGAACGGATGCTCCAAGACCAAGGCAGTACGAGCCTTGATGATGCGCTTGTATTGCACCGCCTTCTGTGCATCAGTCAGCGGTGTCATGTCGGCATACTTGGTGTTATGCACGACAGAGTTAGGTGCAAGTGTGGTCATTTCACTTCTCCTTCCAATGTTTTAATTAAGTCATTGCGTATGCGGTTGAGTTCTGCATCGGACAAGTCCAACTCTTCACCAATCTCATCAAAGTTCATGGCTAACCCAACCCGCGCTATCTCCAACACAGTCACTAGATCTTCTTGACTAATCACTTTACGCTCCCATAAAGACGGACATTTTGTCCATGATTGCCTTCGCTTCAGCCGCAGTATCACGGCGCAGGTCAGGGTCGTTACGCAAGGCATCGGGATGATGCGATGCAAGGGTTCCCTCAACTTGTTGCCGTAAGGTTTCAAGGTTCGGGTCATCCATGAAGTTAAGCCGCGACAACATGGAGCACTGCTCTTGTAAGTTTTCCACTAGCGTATCCCTGAAGATCGCCTTGGGGTCAGCCAACTTCTCAGCCATGTGCTTCACTCGGTCATACAGTCGAGTCCATACTTCCTTCATGGCGGTAGCCTGCGCATCTGCAACACGCTTCTCAACATCTTGCTGGATGCGTGACAGTTCATCGGATGCAATCGCACACCTGAAGTCAGTAGCAGGTACAGGGAACACCGCCATGTCAATACTAAACTTGCGACTTACATCTGTAAGAGTGGGGTAGTCGGCGTCGTTGTATAGCCCGCCTAGTACCCGCTTGGCATCCTCTCGCAACTGATCGTAGTTGCCAACGAACTGGTCTACTAAAGCCTGCCACTCGTTCTTCTCCTTCCTGAAGTCAGTCATAAACTGCAAGTAGTTGGTAGTCGGGAGCATCATGGTTCCCTCGATACCCCATGGCAGGGTGTTCTTGTAGAACTTCTCACGGATGAATGTGGTTTTCTTATGCACCCGATCAAGGTAGTCGTTCATGGGTAGCAACGACTTGTTGTACCGCCCTGCATCCTTGGCGGTGTTGAAGGCACTGGCAACTTCTTGGGTTGCCTTCTTGTCATACTTCCTTGCAGTCCATTGGCTGATGGATAACTGTACAAGTAACGCTCGGTCAGATAGATTCATCGTCATTCCTTTGTCAAGTTAGATTAAAACAGTACATCTTGGTGAGCGATCGACCACTTGGTAAACGCTTGAGTCGAGGCTAACTCAGGCTTCTTACGGACTGCATACGAGATAGTGAGAACGCTGAAGTCACCATCCATCCGCTCGGCATAGGTACAGACCCTATCAAAGTTCGCCTCGGTAGCCCGCTCTGCCAATGCACCACTCAAGGCGTACTTAGTCATCGGGTCTTTAGGCACTTCGCTAGTGGTCGGGTTAAGCAGTAGCGCATCAGGGTTAGGCAGGGTACGGAATATCTTTACGAAGCCAACGAACTCAGCCGCCGCACCCTCACCTACTGCACCCTTAAAGCACTCGTACTCTGCATCATGGGGGACTACACCAAGCACATCGGACACACCCTCAACCCATGAACGAGGCGTTGGATTGCTCTCTCGCTGAGGGTCAAAGTCATGGAGCAAGTTGGTTCTAAAGCGCAGGAACGCCACGACTTCAGGCTTCACCCCATGGTCAATCATCCATGTTGTCGAGTCATCGAGGTGTGTTTCAAACTCAATGACAGTCTCGCGGTTACGGAGGTGAGAGAGAATCTTGTTAGCACCTGCCTTATCCGACTGTCTGTTGCCAGTTGATACGACCTGCCACCCATCGGGCATAGCCTCACCATGTAAAGTCCGTGCTTGACAGATGTTAGCCAGTACTTTCTGAAGGTCAGAACTTGCTTGGTTGCGGTCATCGAATAACAGGATACCGCGCTCAGGTGCTTTGCCTTTGATAGGAAACCACTCAGGCAACTTGTAATGCAGGTAGTCACCATTGAGCATCGGGATACCGAAGTCCTCGACAAGCATGGTCGGCATGTGTACCTCGCGGCACTCCACACCCAGTTCCTTGGCAACATCTTTGACAATGGTTGTCTTACCACCGCCGGGAGCACCCTCAACCGCAACAGTACGACGGATGGGAAACATAGCGTGTAAGGTTTCTTTGAGTTTACTGGCTCGCATTACATGACTCCTTTGAATCGGTTATGGTCAGGGCCTAGAGATACCACTTGGTTCTTTGCTCGTGCTTGCTTTGCTTCTTGCTTACTGCCGAAATACAAGGGCTTGCCATCAGCCCCACATACAACTGCTCCACCTTTGCCGTGCCGTAGCATGAACAAACGCTTCATGGTTTACTCCTTATGTAAAGTTATAAAGACACACTCGTACGGATACCGCTTACCATCTGCGGCGATGTAAGTCTCGCCACAACCTGCCATCCACTCAATGAGAAAGACGGCAGAACCTACTGCAAAGAGCACTGCGAACACCACACCTATAGCCCACTCACGCAGTACCCTAGCAATGCTTCTATCCGTGGACTTGAGGTAGTTGCGCCCCCTCATCTCGACAACCAATCTGTCAGGATTGCCCCTAACCCACCGAGTATTGCTCCGACTACCATGTAGATTGCTAGTCTCATTTCACTTTTCCTTTGAAGTCCTCGGGTTTCAATACGGGTTGGTCGATTGCTTTCTTCATGCGGTCTACTACTTCTCGCAATCCCTCCATCGTTTCGGACACAACGCTCGGTCCACCATGCCCAACAGGTATTCCGTTTCGGTCGTAGAAAACCTCTCGTAATTCAACTAACGGGTCGCCATCGTTCTCTGTCGACATATCAACAACTCTATGATTCCAATGCATTACGCTCTCCTTCCATAAGTTCATCAGGCATATAGACTTCATCACCCAGTTTGCTTGCCACATAACAACGCATTGCCGCAACGAGTGGGGTTGGGCCTTCTTCTTCAAAAGCAATGTTAGGCCCTTCAGTGAGTGTAGCGACCCACTGCCAATCAAAACAAGGCTCTACGCTAATGCGTTCCTGCTCAATAATCGGACCACCTTGCGCCCAGTTGGTGGAGAAAAAAGGCGTATGCGGGTCATCGCAGCATTCCTCGATTTGGTTCACCGCCCAATCAAGTGCGGCCCCTTGTAGTTTAGATACTTTTACTTTCATTTCACACCTCCCTTATGACTGTTGTTTAACCCGATGAGCAGACTGTGGTCTGTCACCACGATGTAGTTGGACTTGGGCATAGGCACTATGGTGTGCTTAACCCGCTTGGCTACGGCATCACCGCATGGTAGACACACCTTGTAACCAAGGGCATAGCGTCTACTTGACACGGCTTCACCGCACTGAACACATGGCTTGCTCATACTGTAACCCTCCTCCATCCGTCTAATGGCTTGCCGAATAACACCCTGTCACTAGCCAACTGCTTGTACCCTCCGTGTGTAAGCCGCTTCATTGTCTCGGTATCGAACCACTTGACAGTAACATCCAAGGGCTGAGACTGAGAGCGTTGCTTGGATGTAGTGACACTGTACTTGTCGGCATTGCCGAACCACTGGTCTATAAGCGGGTCATAAACCCACAATGGGAAGTGAGTGCCGTAGGAATAGACAATATAAAGATCGTTCTTCCACACCCCCCATAGATTGCTACCCATAAAGGGTAGCCGCCGTGACACTAGGTCACGGCACTTTGAATTGGCTACCTCAAGCATGTTGTCTCCTACAGGATTGAAAAGGCAGATGTATCGCCGTCATAGAACCACTCAACATACGAGTAGATACTGTGGCGTGTTGACTCAGCCCCCATAAGGCCGAACAAGGGTTGCTCAGAGGGTTCCTCTAAGCCTGCTTCCTCAAGGGAAACTATACAGTCAGGGTGATCTAACACATCATCGAACATAGCGTTCTCCATGTAAGGTTAAAGGGTGCAACTGAACCGCAGTTGCCACGGCATTGCATTAAGCCAACTTGGTAACCTTCACCTTGGAAGGAGCCTTGCTCTCCTTCAACAGAGCGAGGTAAGGATTACCATAGCGATCGCTTAGAAGCACTGGTGTATTGGCACTTGCTTCAGGCTTGAACAACTTGACTTCAGCCTTGAGTTTCTTACCCCATTCAAGCATGGTCTTGTAAAGATCCTCAGCATTATCTGCTGAGAACTTACCCTCTGGATCAGGCTTTACAACAACAACTTTCTTGCTGTTTTGAAACACAGATACAGTACCTTTGTAAATCATAGCCATTTGAAACTCCTTAAAAAGGTTGGTTGAATACATCGCCGACTGGCTCCGCCAGCCTAACCGAGCCGAGGCTCGGCGTCAAGTTTGCCCCCGTTTTCCAAGAAAAGCACTGTAAAGTATAGATAAAAGGGCTTGAAGTATCTAAAAAATGGGGTCAACTATCTACAAAATCTCTGTGGATAAGTGGTGTTAGATAGCGTATAGAATGGCTTAGGCATTGGCTTTAGGTGTGTAACTATCTATACTTGACAGCGAAAATGAAAAATCATGTGGTGCTACAGAGTTGAAGCCGCTTTACAAGGTATTGAAAGTCCAAAATTTGGAGGATCTCTAGTGAAATTTTATAGATAGTATAGATAGTTAGATAACTAATACTATACATATACAAACAAACTCCCTTGGTATTAAGCCAAAGTGTACATTGTGGCTGTCAAGTAAGGCATATAAATACGGGGTGTTATCCACAGATTGTACAGTTAGATAGTGAGATAGTTGAACCTGCCTTGAACTATGAGTTAAAGGAGCGCTTGAAAGCGAGCCGTAACCCCCCGACGAATGGTTTTAGGAGCGTAGCGACGATCACAGCGGGAACCTGAGGGCAAGAGACAGGGGTTGTGGATTCACGGGCAATAAAAAAGCCCGGCTTTCACCGGGCTGTTGGTTACTGCTCCTGTAGTAGTTGGTGGGTTATCCACTCTTGTACATGTTCTTGGTGGTCTTCTTCAGTCCACAGGAACCATGCAAATTCATTTGCTTCAAGTTCTTCTAAGTACTCGTCCATTGTGTTCTCCAATCAAAAGGACATTATTAGAACCAGCAACACATAGATCACTGGTGCGGCAATAAGGACTGCTAGGAATACTTTGAGGTCTTCGTTCATGGTTTCTCCAGTTCGGGAGACCCGGTTTCCCGGGTCTCCCTTTAGTTACTTGGTTTTGATTATCGCCACGCCCATCTTCGGATCGTAGGCCTTACGGGTGATGAACTCGAAGGCTTTGTCCTTGGTGGTGGTGTGATACTCATACCACTGAGAACCGTACTTGTACTTGACCACGAAGGTCTTGCGTTTGATCTCTTTCATTTCAATCTCCAGAAGATCAGGGTTGAGGGGTTGCCCGATACGCGCCTCGGAGCCGGGCGGCAGGTTTTGAGTCATGCCGGACTAGGTCACTAGCGGTGTTATGCTAGTTTGGTGACCTTGGCGCGGTTGGTTCCGCCGCCGTCGCGCTTGGGCAGTACCGCGATGTACGGATTGCCGAAGCGGTTGGCGAGGAGCACAACCTCAGTGCCGCCCTCTACGAAAAACAAGGAGTAGGAATTAATTCCTGCCTTCTCGCTTTTGCTGAGGTCTTGCATCTTACGATACAAGGCTTCAGCCTTAGAGGCGTCCCATGCACCCTTAGCGTCACGCTGGAGAGCGATTTCGCCTTTGGTGTTCAGGACTACGGACACCGTGCCTTCAAAGGTTTTATTAGCCATGCTAATAATCCTCCAGACAGATTGTTAAAGAGCGGCGGGTCTTAACTTCCCGCGTCGATCACTACTGCATCGACAATTACAGTCCACCACAAAATGACAAGGGCGTCAAGTTTCTAGCAGGGATGCGGGTTTGCGGGCGGGGATGCGAGCGGGCGAGCGGGGTTGCGGTGGGCGGGGAGGGGGGTACACATGGACTGGCGCGCGCATGCCCCCCGTGTATGTAGTAAACCCCATAAACCAAGACCCGAAAAAAGCACATGTAAAGTTACAAAACTTCCTTAACTCTGCTAATCTTTGTATGGGGGCGGCAACAAAAGATTCTTGCAGCGCGAGATTCGGTCGTTGGACACAACCGCCCCCACCATTGACACAACCGTAAGTTGTTCTATACTCCGACCATGGACAACCTACCGCTCTATCACACGAAATGGTCTGACCGACTGGCGTTCGATGTTGCCTTGATGCTCGAAGGCAGCGGTGAAACCCTGCAAGAAGTAATGACGCGGCACAAAATTGCTGCCGTAAACCTACTTGGGTTCAACAAAGACCCCGTGTTCCTCAAGAAAGTGGAGCACTACCAGTCCGAAGTGCGCGAGAAGGGGCTGACTTTCAAGTTAAAAGCCCGTGCGCAGGCCGAAGAACTGCTGACAACCTCCTATTTGTTGATACATGACCCCGCAGTTAGCCCTGCGGTGAAGGCTGATCTCATTAAATCGACTGTGAAATGGGCTGGGTTGGAGCCAAAAAACACCGAAGTGTCTGAAGGAGCCGGTGGAGGGGTGCGGATTACCATCAATTTGGGTGGTCAGACGCACGAAGCGCAGGTAATCGAGAACGAGGCCACTGATGTCACTGCCATTGAGCATAGCGAATAGACTTAATCAGACCTATGACGGGTTCAAAGCAGCAATTTTCACCACATCGAGTGAGTATCACAACTTTACAATCGCCCTGAAGGAAGCCGGGGCGTCGTTTAAGACCAAAATCAGCAAGCACAAAAAGCGCGGGCGTGAGTTCGTGGTGATGCTGGTCGGAGAAACCCAGTAATGGCCCTCGATATCAACTACACACCCCCGCCTACGGGCGCAAAGTTCATGGAATCCGACGCCAAGATGCGCGTCTTCATGGGGCCAGTGGGTTCGGGCAAGTCTGTGTCCTCATCCTTCGAGATTGTGCGCCGCGCCAGCATGCAAGAGCCTAACTCACAGGGGATTCGCAAGACTCGGGCGGCTATTGTGCGGGAAACGGCGCGCCAGTTGCAGGACACCACCATCAAAACCTTCCTCGACTGGTTCCCACCCGGGCAGTGTGGGGAGTACATGCGCACGACCAAGACTTATTTCTTCAAAGTGGGGGATGTGGAGTGCGAGATAATGTTCCGAGCGTTGGATGACTCGGATGATGTGGCTAACCTGAACTCATTGGAGTTGACATTCGCGTGGTTTAACGAGTGCCGGGACATCCACCCAGATATTGTGGATGCGATGTCTAAGCGTATTGGCCGATTTCCATCGGCGAAGGACGGCGGCCCCACTTGGCACGGGATGTGGGGGGATACCAACCCACCAACCATGGATACATGGTGGTACTACCAGATGGAAGGCCTAGACCCTAAAGATGGCGTATCTCCGAACAGTAATGGCTGGGCCGTATTCAAGCAACCCAGTGGGCGCTCGGCATATGCCGAGAACATCGAGAACCTACCGGACGGCTACTACGACACCCAAGGTCGCTCGGAAGAATACATCCGCGTTTACATCGACGGGGAGTACGGACTATCCTCGGCTGGTATGCCGGTGTACAAGTATTTCAGGCCCGACTACCATATGGGTCGAGAGAGACTTCGCCATGTCAACAATGGGGTTCGACCCGTTATTGTGGGGATGGACTTGGGGCTTACCCCAGCGGCTGTCATCGGACAACAAGACCCAAGAGGTCGGGCGCTGATACTTGCCGAGTGTGTATCGTTTGATATGGGGGTACAGCGTTTTGTCAGGTCAATGCTCAAACCCCTCATCTACGAACGCTTTGGGGGCGCACCTATTCTGGTGGTTACAGACCCTGCGGGGATACAACGGGCGCAGACTGATGAGCGCTCGGCGGTGGACATCATCAAGGCGGAAGGGCTTAAAGTCATGCCCGCTAAGACGAACAATGTGTCAGCGCGGATTAACGCGGTAGATGACTACCTGATGCGACAGGTGGACGGCGACCCGGCGTTTATTGTTGATCCATCATGCACACAACTCAAAGCAGCCATGATGGGTGGCTATAGGTACAAACCCCGAGGCGACGGAGATATCGACAAAAACAAACATAGCCATGTGGCTGAGGCGCTACAATATCTCATGCTCCATATTGCGAGTGTTGGGGATGGGCATCATTTACCCCAGCGCCGGGAAATCCGCCGAGTTGCAGCAGCGGGGTGGACTTGATATACTTCGCTTGTCACCTCGGCATGACTTCTCCCATGCCTTTAGCCCCGTTGAGTTCGCTCCGGGGTTCTTTTTTCTTTTGACTATCTGTATACTTGCTGCTATGTCCACACTACAATCTGTAGTAGGAGGAGCAAGATGAACAAAAACGGCAAACCATCAATCTGCTATTCGGATAACCCGAAGATGGGGCAGGCATACCCTGTTAAAGGATACAAGGACGGAGGGAAAGTTACCGATCCTATGGATACCGTTGATGAATATCTTGATAAGTCCACCAAAGATTACCGACTACCACTGGCCCGCCCGGGCAAACCGCTTGATCCCAAAGATTATCGCCTACCACTGGCTCGCCCGGGTAAACCGGTTGAGATGCAAAAACTTCCTTTGAAATTTAAGGATCGCGACTAATGGCTGCTGGACTGACACTCCTTCGTGTAGTTGACAACGCTACCTTGGTTCGCCAAGAGAAGGAGGCGGCAGAGCGCGCCCTACAGGAGCGCCAGAGCCAGCCATTGATGCTTGGCCTTACGGAACACCTACGAGCATGTTGGGATGTAGCCCAGCAGGCTAAGAAGCCCATCGAGCAAAAGATGCTCATGGCATTGCGGCAGCGCAACGGTGAGTACGAAGCCGACAAACTCAAACAGATTCGCGATCAGGGTGGCTCGGAAATCTTTATGATGATTACCGAAGTCAAGTGCCGTGCGGCTGAGTCATGGCTCAGAGATATCTTGCTGGATACCGGCACACCTCCATGGGACTTGGCGGCTACGCCCATCCCTGACCTGAACCCTAAGGCTAGTCGCGAGATTCAAGACATCTTCGCCAACAAAGTGTTGGAGATTGTGCAGAAGACTCAAGAGGCTCCGTCGGTCGATGAGATGGCGGAACTCAAAGAGATCATCTCGCAGGACTACAGGTTCAAGATTCTCCAAGAAGCACAGAACCGCGTAGACCGCATGAAGATTAAGATCAGTGACCAGTTCGCTCAAGGCGGCTGGGCTAATGCGTTCAATGACTTCGTGACTGATCTTGTAACCTACCCCACGGCTTTCATCAAAGGCCCGATCGTGCGCAGACAGCGCCACTTGGGTTGGGAGCAGGACGAGACAGGGCGCACAGTGGTTAAGGCTTCTGAGCGCATCGCGCCTGAGTACGAGCGGGTTGATCCCTTCCGTATTTATCCTGAGCCGGGCATCACGACGATCAACGAGGGCTACCTGTTCGAGCATCATCCGCTGACTCGGATGGACTTGGCTGACTTGATTGGTGTGCCGGGCTACGACGAGGATGCCATCCGCAAGGTCTTGGAGGTTGGCAACGGTCAATCTTGGATCAGTGAGGATGTTGAACTCATCAAGAACGAGGAGGAGCGCAAGTACTACTCCTACATGCGGCCGACCGAAGTATTCGACGCCCTTGAGTTCTGGGGTAAGGTCAGTGGCAAGATGCTCATCGAGTGGGGCATGTCAGAGGATGAAGTTCCTGACGAGGCTCAAGAGTACGATGCGAATGTCTGGATCGTGGGCAACTATGTCATCAAGGCTGTGCTCAACTACGATCCGCTAGGGGAGAAGCCGTATGCAAAAACTTCTTTCATCAAGTGCCCGGGTGCTTTCTGGGGTAAAGGAATCCCTGAGATCATCGAAGATATACAAAATGTTTGTAACGCTGCCGCCCGTGCGCTCGTTAACAACATGGGTATCTCGTCTGGGCCGCAGGTCGAGGTAAACCTTGAGCGTATCCCACCCAACGAGGACATCACACAGATGCACCCGTGGAAGATATGGCAAGTTACCAATGATCCCGTGGGTTCGAGCGCTCCTGCTGTACGCTTTACACAGCCGGATGACAATGCCAACACCCTCATGGGTGTCTACGATCGGTTCAGCAAACTGGCTGACGACCACTCCGGCATCCCGTCTTATGTGTACGGCGACCTGAATGTTCAGGGGGCTGGGCGCACTTCGTCGGGGCTATCCATGCTGATGGGTGCTGCTGGTAAGGGCATCCGCCAAGTTGTGATGCACATCGACAGCGATGTGGTCAAACCTATTGTTCATCGTCAGTTCGTGTACAACATGCGCTACGACGAAGACGAGTCCATTAAAGGCGACGCTGAGATTGTGGCTAGAGGTGCAGTTAACCTCGCCATCAAGGAAACCGTCAATGTTCGCCGTATCGAGTTTCTTAACGCAACCGCCAATCCGATTGATGCGGAGATTCTTGGCAAGGAAGGCCGTGCAGCGATTCTTCGCGAAGTGGCTAAAGGGTTGCAAATGCCTACAGACGACATCATTCCGTCTCGGGAGAAAACTGCTTTTGCAAGTCGCATTGCGGCTACGCAGCAGCAGGCTCAGTCTGCGCAAGCAACGCAGCCTGATGGTTCTCCCAAAGGTGGTCAAGATGGCAATGTAGTTTCTGGCCCTAGTGGGAGATAACGGTGGTTAAACCTGATCCCAAAGTTGTGAAGGCTCTAGCCATTTCGGTGAGACAGTATCCAGAACTTCTGGACTGGATCAAGGAGTGGCGTTATCACGAGTTGGAGCAACTTCCTAGTGCCGTAAACAACCCTGCACTTTTACAAGGGCGGTGTCAGGTGTTGGCAGAACTGTACAAGTTCGCAAAGGAAGCCCCTGAAATAGCGGCAAAGTCATCCTGAGACTCGCCGTCTAGTCACGCATACCGATAGGAGCGTTTAACCATGGCACTACCAGAGCAAATTCGCAAACAGACCGAGGCAGTACAGGAGTTGTACAAGCAACTTAACGGCGACGAAACCAATGGCGAGGCAACCCCTCTAGCCGACGGTGGAACTTCGTCCCCTGAGAACAACGCTGCTACTCCAGCACCAGCCGACGATAACTCTGCGTCGAATAATGCTGCTCCGTCACACGGGAACGAGCAATCCCACAGTGACCCAAGTGCAGAGAACGACCCCAATTCTGAGACTTATGCTCAGAAATGGAGAACCCTGCAAGGCATGTATAACGCTGAAGTCCCGAGACTGCACTCGCAGAATCGCGAACTTAATAGCCGAGTACAGCAGATGGAACAGTTGTTGGCTTCATTATCTGCGCAACCTAGGCAATCTGAGCAACCCGTCAATGTTGCCCCGCTTGTTACTGACAATGATGTAGCCGAGTACGGCGAGTCGTTGGATGTAATGCGTCGGGTTACACGCGAGGAGTTGTACCCAGTTGCCAGCAAGATTGCACAGTTGGAGCAAGTCATTCGCCAGTTGCAAACCAATGTCGTACCACAAGTACAGGCAGTGGCCCAACGGCAGGCGATGACCGCAGAACAACAGTTCTGGTCTGATTTGTCGGGCGCGGTTTCTAATTGGCGGGATATCAACGACGACACGGCTTTTCAGTCGTGGCTGTTGGAGGTTGATCCGCTGACTGGCATTAGCCGTCAGACTTACCTTGAGGATGCTCAGCGCAATCTCGATGTTCGTCGTGTCGCTAGTTTCTTTCAAACTTGGAATGAGTTGACTGGCAAAGCCAATGTTGCTCAGACAAACCGTCGTAATGCGTCTGCTTCAGAACTGGAGCGTCAGGTGGCTCCCGGTCGTTCTAAGAACACCGGCACACCTAGCAACGGTAGCGCTAAGACATATAGCCCGGATGACATCAAGAAGTTCTTTAACGATGTTCGCTCGGGTAAATATCGAGGCCGTGAAGCAGAGCGTGATCGAATCGAGCGCGACATTTTCGCTGCACAGCGAGATGGTCGCATCACCGTTAACGCCTGATTAGAGGAGTTTCAAAATGACTTTCCCCGTTTCTTCTGGCCGCCCCAACTACAGCGGCAACTTCATTCCCGAGATTTGGTCGGGCAAACTGATCGAGAATTTCTACGACGCAACTGTGTTGGCTGCTATTTCCAACACGGATTACGAAGGTGAGATTCGTAACATGGGTGACACGGTTAACATCCGTACCACTCCTGAGATCACCATCAAAACCTATGTCAAGGGCCAGACGCTGAGCGTTGAAAATCCTGACAAACCCAAACTCCAACTCGTGATCGACAAGGGCGAGTACTTCGCTTGCGTTGAGGACGATGTGGATAAGGTTCAGTCGGACATCAATCTGATGGACACTTGGTCGAAAGACGCTTCCGAGCGTATGAAGATCAAGATCGACCAGCGCGTTCTGACCGATATCCTTCCTGATATCGCTGCTGCCAACAAGGGTGCGAGTGCTGGCCGTATTACTGCCAACATCAACCTTGGTACTTCTGGCTCTGCTGTTGCCATCTCCAAGACCAATGTCCTCGACTACATCGTTGACATGGGTACTGTTCTTGACGAAGCCAACTGCCCTGAGGGCGACCGCTTCATGGTGATCCCTGCCAAGATGGCTGGCTTCATCAAGAAGTCTGACCTCAAGGATGCTTCGATCACTGGCGACAGCATCTCTGTTATTCGTAACGGTCGTCTGGGCCAGATTGATCGCTTTACCGTCTACATGTCTCACAACCTGAGCGTGGCGTCTGGTAAGTTCAGCATCATCGCCGGTCACAAGATGGGCTTCACTTTCGCATCGCAGATGACGAATATGGAAACCATCCGTTCCGAGACAACCTTCGGCAACATCATCCGTGGCCTGCAAGTCTATGGCTACAAAGTGGTGAAGCCTGAGGCTTTGGCTCAGGGCATCGTTACCTTGGCCTAATTGGTGGAGGGCTTCGGCCCTCCCCTTTTCAAACTTTTTAGGAGATTCAAATGGCTACATATACTGATTCGCTGGGCTTTGACAAAGGCTCTGCTGGGTTCCACGCTGCTGGTTTGACGAAAGTCAATCGTGTGGAAGTTGAGATGGACTTCGCTGCTATCGCTGCCGCCCGTACTGCTGCTGGTGCTACTGCTCTGGCTTCTGGCGATGTGCTTGAGGCGATTCCTTTGCCCGCTAAAACCTTGGTTCTGCATGTCGGCGTTGATGTTACGACCGCCGGTACTGGCAGTCTGACTCTTGATATTGGTGACGGCAGCGACGCTGATGGCTACCTTGACGGAGTTGCTGCGGATGCAGTGGGTTCTTTCTGCTCGGCTTTGGCTTTGGCTGAAGGCACTCCCAACACGATCGTGGGTTACGGCAACGGCAAGTACTACTCTGCTGCTGACACCCTTGACATCAAGTTGGTAGGCTATGCCCCCGGCAATCTGGTCTGCCGCATGTGGGCCTTGGTTGTTGACGCAGCCTAAGTGTTGAACTGGACGGGGGCTTCGGCCCCCTCCTTCTAGGAGAACAAGATGGCTAAGGTGCTGAAGAAATCCGAGATGGCCTGTAATTCTCCTAAGAGAACGCCTAGCCATCCGACCAAATCGCATGTAGTCAAGGCTTGTACAAACGGGCAGGAAAAGATTATTCGTTTTGGGCAACAAGGCGTAGAGGGTGCGGGCAAGAACCCGACCTCCGCCAAAGACAAAGCCCGCAAGAAATCGTATTACGCAAGACATAACGCGCAAGACTCAAACCCAAGTAAACTATCGGCTAGATATTGGTCACATAAGGTGAAATGGTAATGGCTGCTTCCAAACCCAACAACGCTGCTCTTTGGTCTAAGGTGAAGTCCGAGGCCAAGAAGAAGTTTGATGTGTACCCAAGTGCGTATGCAAATGCTTGGGCGGCTAAGACTTATAAGGCACGGGGCGGCTCATGGTCTGGTGCTGACAACCGGGTGAAGAAGCGTGGCTAAGGGCGGACTCGGCAAGTGGTTCGGCGAGAAGTGGGTCGATGTAAAGACCGGCAAGGACTGCGGTCGCTCCGGCTCAGAGAAGTCTAAGCGCGGGTATCCCGCGTGCCGACCAGAGGCTGCTGCCAAAAAGATGTCGTCGTCTGAGAAACAGGCAATGGCTAGTAAGAAAACCGGGCCTACGAGACAATCATGGCCTGTGTCCCCATCAGGAAAGAGGAAAGGAAAATAAATGGCACGCTACCTACGCAACATCAAAGACGGCTTCATCTACGACTGGAACCCCATTCTGGCCGAGAATCCAATGTGTGAAGAAGTCACCGAGGAAGAAGCCTTCCCTGAGAACTTTGTTCCCAAAGCACAGAAGGGCCGCAAGAGCGCCCTGAAGTTGGACACTCCTGAGGATGTTATCCCCGAGGCTCCTGCTGGCAACGAAGAACTTAACGCCGAAGCATCTAAGGGATTACCCGAATGATACTCAACGATGTAATCACTGAGGTTCGTCGCATCCTCCAAGACATCAACGCACCGCAGCGTTACAGCGACGCGGTGTTGTTGGGCTTCGCCAACCAAGCGTTGAAGCGGATTGCTGTGTTGCGCCCTGACCTCTTTGCTTACATGGGCGAGATACCTACAACGGCAGGGGCCGTCATCCAGTCCGCTCCAGCGGATTCCATCCGCATCATGGAAATCTTCCAAGTTAAAGACGGGGCGGGGGTAACTGAAGTTAGCCGCGACTCATTGGATGAAACCTACCCCGGTTGGATGAACGATGCGGCTGGCCCGACTGTTAATTGGATGCGGCATGTGCGTAACGCCAACCGCTTCTTCATCTACCCCAAAGCCCCGGCAAACCAGATTCTAATTGGTGAGTACGCACAAACACCACAGAACTACGATGGCGCAACCACAGTTGCCTTGTTGTCAGATGCCTACTTCCCCGTCGTGGTAGATGCAGCGGTCTTTATCGCGGAGTCGGTGGACAACGAGCATGTCAACTCCAACCGCGCTCAACTATTCCAGCAGTCTTTCACTCAGGCTCTAGGCGTCAGCGCTCAGAGCCGTCCGATTACGGACACTGAGGAGTCTGGTCTACCTCCCGATCTGGTGATCTAAATGGCTACTCGTACCTTCCTATCCCTCGCTACACGCCTTGCAACAAGCGTTCCGGGCTGTCCGCAGCCCGTCATCGTGCAGTATGTTCGTGATGCTGCGATCGAAGTGTGCGAGCGCACCCTGTCTTGGCGGTACATGCAGCCTATTATTAGGGTTACCCCGGGGGTATATGAGTATCCTTACACCAATCCTACAGGGTCTGAGGTGCATGCGTTCCTCACAGCGACCATTAACGGCGAGCATTTAGAGCCTGTGACCCTTGAACAACTGGCAGGAATGTACCCTGATTGGCCTAGCACGGCGGTTGATAAGCGGTCTGACCCCCGTCTGATTTGTCAAATTGACCCAGATAACTTCGTAATTGCCCCGATTCCTGACAATTCCAAGGTCTACGATATCAAGATGATCGTGGCTTTGAAGCCTCTGCGGGACTCTACAGGTATGGATAAGACTGTGTTTGATGAGTTGGAAGACACCATCATGCACGGTGCGCTGCAACATCTTCTGGTGCTGCCAGATAAGCACTGGTCAGACAGAGAACTGGCTGCATATCACTCGAAGCAGTACCTTTACAAAACCACTGAGCGTAGAGCACGGGCCAACATTGGGGCAGCACGAGCCACAATGACCGTTAAGATGCGCCCATTCGCATGAGGTAGATATGGCTACAGATGTCATTCGCTTAGTTTCTGGGGACGAGAGGCCAGTCGTTATTGTTACGCTAACGGATGACATTACTGGGGGAGTCGTTGATCTTAGTGCGGCGTCCACAACAGTCTCGATCAAATTCCGTGCGGCCGGTACAACGACCGTACTCTCCACAATAACTTGCTCTAAGTTGAGTGGGGGAACTACCGGTCAGGTGCAGTTTGACTTCACAGGTGGTGTACTAGATGTAGACCCCGGCCCTTACGAGGGGGAGATTCAGATCAGTTTCAACGGACAGATTCAGACTGTCTTTGATGTCCTGCGCTTTGTGGTGAGGGATAACTTCTAATGGCAAACATCCGGGCCTCCGCCGTTGCTGTATCAGTTCTAGCCGCCGCATTGTCGGCTGGGACGGTCTCGGCTTCGCAGAGTGTCCAGAGTGTGTCGGCCTCAGTCCGCGCCCCGACAATTTCAGCCAGCGTGTTTCTTGTACCGCTCAAGGTATTGGAGGAGCAGCAGGTATTCATGTCTGACTTCCGGGTGTTGTCTGTTGACACGATAGCGATTGAAGTTTCGATTGCAACAGATGATGTTGCGATCACAACAGAAAAGGCGCTGACCGACTCTGTGACTGTGGTCGAGACGGCTTTCCGGGCAATCAATTCCACGATTGACTTTGACCCAAGCGACCCAGATGCTGACCCTGATCCGATCTTTGTGGCTGAGGCTGATGCTAAGGATGTAGGGAAAACCCTAACAGATGCTGCGGCTGCTACCGATGCAGACGCTAAGACAGTCGGCAAAGCCGAGTCAGACTCTGTAAGCGTTGCAGAGGCAATCAATACCAAAGATGTTGGTAAGAACCTGACGGATGCGGCTACCGCTGCGGACGCAGTAAACGAATTTGCTGTTGACAAGCCGCTGACGGATGCTGCGGCTATCGCTGAAGCCAGCGCCAAAGAACTTACTCGACCCGATGTTGCCGACTCGGTGACTGCGGCTGACGACTCCTTCCGTTCGCCGGGGTTGGGTAAGACTGACTCGGTGACTGCGGCTGATGCGGTCAACACCCTTGACATCGGTAAGAACCCAAGCGACTCGGTGACTGCGGCAGAGACTGACGCCAAGTCCATCGACAAGCCACTGACCGATACAGTCACGATGACTGACTTCGTGGTTAAAACACCGGCCTATGTGTTCGACTTCGATACCCTCGATGCTGATGCTGACCCAGACCCGGTAACAGTTGCTGAAGCGGCAAACTACTCCGTTGGTAAATATGTGACTGATTCGTTCTCGATGTCAGACACAATTACCTCGTTTGATGTAAGTAAGATACTTGCTGACTCGGCTACGATTGCTGAATCTATTGCGCTTGAACTCATCCTAGGTGAGACGACTGCTATCTATCCCGACTATGTGTCGATGGATGACGGAGATAACTTCGTGTTCCATCGGTACAAGACTACTGTTGCTGACTATACAGAAGTGTTAGGTGGCGCAGATAGTTTGCTGAACTCGGATTACATGCAGAACGCTAGTGACAGCCATGCCTTTGAGAACTACACAGGACTCATCAATGGCCCCGGACTGTTACTAACTGCACCGCTCATTGGCGGGGAATTTATCACCTACGGCTCTAGCACTGGCGCAGGATTCGTCGTAAACTTCCACTATACTGATGCGGCTGACCGCACAGTTGGTGGGTACTACTTCAACCAGACCCCCATCCTTTAAGGAGAACTGAAATGCTGAATGACTCGATCAAAGTTACAGGTGAACTTCGCATCACCGTAACGAACCCCGAGGGCAACATCAAACAAGAGATTGTTGTTCCCAACCTTGTAGTCACTACGGGTAAAAACTTCATTGCCTCTCGTATGGCTGGTACTTCCAGTAATGTCATGTCGCACATGGCTATCGGTTCTGGCACAACGGCTGCTGCCGTTGGCGACACAGCACTTGAAACTGAACTCGGTCGTGTGTCTCTAACTTCTGCAACTGTTACCACCAACAGCGTGGCTTATGTGGCTACCTTCCCTGCCGGTACGGGTACTGGTGCTGTGACTGAGGCAGGCATCCTGAACGCTGCATCTTCTGGCACGCTGCTTTGCCGCACTGTGTTCTCGGTGATTAACAAGGGCGCAGCAGATACGCTCGGTATCACTTGGACTGTGACCGTTAACTAAGGAGTAGGGAATGGGCATCAAATTCGCAAATAGTGCTTTTGCTACGCTCGCTTCTAGTATTACTAATAGCGACACCAGCATTACGCTTACTACTGGGCAAGGTGCTCGATTCCCTTCGCTTGCAGGTGGTGACTATTTCTACGCCACTTTGATCGACGCGTCGAACAACCTAGAGATCGTCAAGTGTACGGCTCGCTCAACGGATGTACTGACTGTCACTCGTGCGCAAGAGTCCACAACGGCTCGTTCGTTTAGCGCAGGCGACCGCATTGAGTTGCGGATTACTGCTGCTGGTATTGATGATGCTACTGACATCGACTTGATTCTGCCTTCGCAGACGGGCAACAGTGGTAAGTATCTAACTACGAACGGCTCTGCTTCGTCGTGGGGTACGGTTGATTTAACCAACTTGAGTGCGTCGAATTTGACGAGCGGGACTATTTCTACTGCTAGGATGTACACGGGGGCAATTCTTAAATACACAAATCATACTAATACTACTAGGTATGCTCCCAGTGCGGCGGCAACTAGTACTATCTATAATTTTACTTACTCTAAAACCGGTAGTACAGATGTTGGGTTAATTATATCCGCAAATATGCAGATATGGAATGATAATAACGGTGGTACTTATATGTTCGTCGATATTGACAACACAAAATACTACACTGGTGTGCATGATGATAATGCAAGTTCCGGTGGCCCCGGGGTTGTTAATGTTGGACTTTATGTAGCGGGGCTTGCTTCTGGCAACCGAACAATTGGTATTGGATGGAGCACAGCAGACGGGAATTCAAACCTTCCATTTACCGTAATTCATCCTAACACTAGCGACGACGCACGGAATCGCCAGCAAGGTTCAAGTTGGCATATTTGGGAGGTTAAAGCATGAGAGGTACTAATAACTTTGATAAGGCAGTTCGTGCGTTTAGTGGCTTTCCGGGGTATCAGGGGAATCCTGCAACCAACGAAACTGAGTTTAACGCGCTGTTCGGTGAGGACAACCCTTGGGAAAACAAACCTACATGGGCGCAGGTTCAGGCTGAACTTCAGAATGTACTTGCCGAAGATACAAAAGTTGAAGCCAAAAAGCGTATCGCTGCTACTGACTGGTCAGTGCTACCTGATGTCGGCATTTCAAATGTTGTGGAGTTCGAGACTTATCGTGCGGCTCTGCGGGAACTGATTAAGAACCCTGTGGCTGACCCGGTGTGGCCTACTGAGCCTGAACCTGTCTGGAGTTAATCATGGGATTAAAAGTCGCCAATAACGCCTACGGCACACTGAACGCTGGCATCACCAACTCAGATACGACTATCGTACTGAACGCGGGTGAGGGTGCGCGTTTCCCATCGTTGTCGGCGGGTGACTATTTCTTTGCCACGCTGATTGATACAACCAACAACCTTGAGATTGTGAAGGTCACGGCCCGCAGCACGGACACTATGACAATTGTTCGTGGGGAAGATGGCACATCTGCCCGGGCGTTTAATGCGAACAGCCGATTTGAGTTACGCCCAGTAGCGGCTTTGTTTAATGAGTTTGCTGAGCGTGCAACTACGGGTAAAGCCATCGCAATGGCGATTGTGTTCGGAGGATAAGAATGTCGCACTTCGCTAGAGTCAACGCACAAGGTATCGTCGAGCAGGTAATTGTTGCAGAGCAAGACTTTATTGGCACTCTGCCTGACGCCTCCTCTTGGGTACAGACTTCATACAACACACATGGTGGTGAGCATCCTGAGGGTCGCCCTCTGCGTAAGAACTACGCAGGAATTGGGTTTACCTACGACGCAGGTCGTGATGCGTTCATACCACCTAAACCATACAGCAAGTGGGTACTGAACGAGACAACCTGCTTGTGGGATGCTCCGACTCAGTATCCTAACGACGGCAAACTTTATACATGGGACGACGACGCTGGTAACTGGGTCGAAGTGCCCGATCAAGGAGAGTAATCATGGCAGCCCCAAATATCGTCAACGTAGCAACCATCACAGGTAAAACGGCGGTGCAGGCTGTCGGTACATCCGCAACTGCAATCGTCACTAACTCAAGTGGTAGCGGTAAAGTCTTTAAGGTCAACGCACTCTACGTAGCCAACGTGGATGGAACTAGCCCAGCCGACATTACGGTAGATTTGTTTCGTTCGTCAACGGCTTATCCAATTGCTTCGACTATCTCTGTTCCGGCTGATGCCACTTTGGATATTGTGTCAAAAGCCCTCTATCTCGAAGAAGGTGATTCCTTACGGTGTACTGCCAGTGCATCTGGCGACCTCGTAGCCGTATGTTCGTATGAGGAGATTTCGTAATGGCTATTACGTCAAGTGGCATTTGGTCGGCAAAACAAGTCCGAGATAGTAGAGCAGATGCTGATTATCCACGCTTGTACTCTGTCGAGTATCTTGTAATTGCGGGTGGCGGCGGCGGTTCGGATACTGCTGGCGGCGGGGCAGGTGGTTATCGTACTTCTGTTTCGGGAGCGACATCCGGCGGTGGAGCATCTGCGGAGGCTCCGCTATCTCTTACCCCCGGTATTGCTTATACCGTTACTGTCGGTGCTGGTGGTGCTGGCGGAACAAACAACAATCCTGCTCGCGGCGGTAAAGGTAGTGACTCTGTATTCGGGTCAATTACATCTATTGGCGGTGGTTCAGGCGGAGCAGGTTTTGCAAACAGTTCATTAAGTGAAGGTGAAGCAGGCGGCTCTGGTGGCGGTGGTTCGACTTATGCTGGGTCTAGTATCCAACGATTTGGTGGCGCGGGTACTACCGGGCAAGGATATGCTGGTGGTAATAGCCTTTCTAATTACTGGACGGGCGGCGGCGGAGGCGGTGCTGGTGCTGTTGGGCAAAATGCTTCAGGTGCAAATAGTGATGCAGGTGTTGCTGGTAATGGAGGTAATGGTGTTTCTTCGTCTATTACTGGTTCTGCGGTAACTCGCGCTGGCGGCGGCGGTGGCGGGCAAGGTAACACAGGAGCAGGCGGTGATGGCGGTTCTGGCGGCGGCGGCGCGGGGGGTAAGGCAACGTCAACTAACGGTGGAAGTGGGACTGCTAATACTGGTTCCGGTGGTGGCGGTACTTGGGATACGTTATGTGGCAGCGGTGGTTCGGGTATTGTGATTATTCGCTATGCAGGTTCGCAACGCGGTACTGGCGGCACAGTAACTTCTGCAAACGGCTACACCATTCACACATTCACATCTTCTGGAACTTATACAGCATAATGGAAAAACGCCAACCTCTCGTGATGTTTCCCAACGGAGCGCTTGCCCGTTGTGAGGAAGTGCCGCCTGAGGGGGTCTTAGTAATCGAACCAGAACTGCCTGAGGAATCAGATTTCCCAGCAGTGATTGACCAAACACAAGCAGTTAAGGAGGCAGAAAGTGGCAACAACGCATGAACTGGAGGTTCAATTGACATCGCACGAGGCTGTATGCGCAGAGCGCTATCAAACCTTTATCCAGCGTGTTGACCGACTGGAGTCTCTGATGATTAAAACCGCAGGTGCTTTGATAGTCGGCATGGCGGGTATCCTCGTGACTATCGTCCTCAAAGGAGTATGACCATGCCCGGAATGATGAAGAAGCCTGCTGCAAAGAAACCCATGGGTTACAAAGAAGGTGGTAAAGTTTTTAAGCCCTGTCCCGGATGCCCCAACGCTGCCAAGTGTAAGGCTATGGGCAAGTGCATGAAAAAAGGTAGGTAGTGGATCCAATTACGCTCTTAGCCACAGCATCAGCAATTTGGAGTGGGATTAAAAAAGCCTCTGAATTTGCTGCTGAGGCTGAGGGCGTTTTTGGGCAGTTAAGTAAGTATTGTGGGGTTGCCGATCAATTAGAACAGGCGATCCAAAAGGAAAAAAATAAGCCCCAGAAACCTAAGTTGTTCGGTGGCACGGAAGAAGGCAACGACACGGCTGAAGCCTTTAATGTCTTTGAGGCCGAGCATAAA